TGTGTTTTAACAACTCCACCTTCAATTATATCGTCTTTACTAAAGTGAGTCAACCGCTCAATCAACTCATCGCTTTGGTCTTCCATGAAAGTCTGACCGAGAGACGGTACTGAGCCATATTCTTCTGAAAAATGGTAGAAGTCAAGGGATTGAGCATGCCGACTGCAGAAATGGCCTGTAATTAAATTAGGAATATAACGGTATTCGTCGTAACGGCCGTTATATCCAAAAACGGCATTCCATTTCTCATCTTCGGGATCTGAGTAGTCTTCTGATCCCATCAGATGCAGTTCTCTCTTATACACCGGCTGTTCACCAAGATTGGCGAAAGACGGCCAGTAGTAGTCAAAGCGACTCCTACGAGTCCACATACGGTTAAGTCCGGTCTGGTAAGTCACTGCACAGCGGACATTTACCAAACCTATAATATGTCCGTGCTCTTCAAAGCTTTTGATCCAACTTATTCCAGCTTCTCCAGTTTTTCCAATTGCACCTAACTGGCCGAGATGCTGCGACCCATCTGTCGCACTTGTCTGAGGCACTTCTTGGAAATTTACAGATGTGCTTGTCGCACACAAAAACTCAGGTCTTTGCTGACGCATATCTGATGAAATCACACCAAAATGAGTTCTCAGTATCTCCGTATACCGAGTTCCGCCTCTGGCGCATTTTTCCAGAAATCTCTGCATTGCAAATGCCTCACGTAATTTATTGACTGTCATCTCAACATCATTAGCCAGTTTTGCCACCAGTCCGCTATTTGCCTCATTTCTCGTTACGCCTAAAAATTTGCCATCAAACAGGGTAGTTTGTGGCCACGGCGATGGATCAGAAATTGCAGCACTACTTTCAGGCACAAAGCTATCATCTGCAGGATTGTAGATTGCCGTCTTACCGTATTCAGAGTTTGTCACACCAAAATAGTGACCACCTGAAAATCCCAAGGCATTTCCATTCCCGACCACAGGTATCTCACCTGATGCTGCCAGTATTGAAACTTCATCTCCTTTTTGCGGCCAAGGGCGACAAGTTGTAAAATAGTCCGGGCGCTTCGCCCGCTTTAGGAGCTGATAGTTCGAGGGCGTATCCGGTCCGTCACTCAATTGACTTACCGGCACACTATGCATCAGGTCTTGATCCCTAAACCACTCATTGTAAATCAAATTATAAGCCCGGAACGGCAGGGCATTTACACTCAGTTCTTTGTCGCTAACACCATACGGGAGAGGGATCCCGAGATAGTTGGCAATCTGGTGTACTTCGCGGTGCTCAGCTTTCAGCACCACTTGAGGTACCAAATAATCAATTGAGTCTTCCGGGCTTTCTTGTTCTCCACAGAATTTTTTCCAATTTCTCCATACGAGCCTATACGGCACATAAAACCAAAATGTGTCAAGATACAATGTATCCATAGGAGGCACCAGTGCTGAACTCAGTCGGGCAAAGACTGTGCCTTCCATTCGAAATGTATCACCAGGCAAAACTTCGGCCTGAAAAATAGGGATTAAAAATCCCGCATTTCCAGTGGTCTTATGACTGTGCGGTATTCGAAATGTAGACCTTTGAATATCCGCTTTCGGGTTTTGAGCCAGGTTATACTGGTATGCAGTTTTCATAAATCTTCCTTTCTTTTTCGTCAGACGGTGTCACTAAACCCCATTATATCAAGTATAATGGGGCCCCCAAGTTTAGTTTCTTCTTCTCCGTATCAGGTTTAATAAACCCGATACGCCGACTATTATATACACTACACAATCAACTATTGTCTTTATTGTTTCCGGTATCTCTGCCGCTACTGTCGCTATCGTATCCATTGTTAACCCTTTCTGCTATTTCTTTAAGATAATCAATCTCTTTCTTCTCAACAACCTTCTCTTCGACTATTCCGAGACTCTTTGCCTTCGCATAATTATGAGGATCTGCTAAAAATCTCAAGAAACGATCTGGATCATTACCAAACTCCTCACGAATCTTCGCCGGCAGCATTTGAAATTGCTCCTTCGCAGCCTTTATCTTATTCAGCGACTGCACCAGATCTGGACCGACTTCGCCAAACTGGACTTCTCTTATAAGAGCAGTCGGAAGAACTCCAGTCTTTTGATACCGCGAAACTATACTATTTATATTAGTCTCACGCTCAAAATGTTGCTGTGTTTGATCTTCTTCCCGCGGGATGTCAATTACGGGATGCACATGAGTTGTAAAATCGTATTGTTTTTTCGCAACAAGCATTTTCTACTCCTTTTTCAAAGAATCCTTCGCATCTTTACCAGTTAGGATAAGAACTGGCGCCTGCGGATTGATTAATCCACTCATCTCGTCAAATTCGCCGATGAAATACAGGTTAAAATCCTCAGGATACTGAGAGATTATCGACTTCTCACTCTTCATACCTTGCATAAAGGCACGTTGAGCGTCGATGGTGTTTGACATAGTAAACGGGTCGTAGTGTGCTCCACTTTTTTCATCTTTTATCACAAATACTTTTTTCATTTAAACTTCTCCTTTTTTCTGTCTGATAATAACCTTTTATACTGTTCTTTGGCAAGTGTCCGTTGCCAATCCGGCTCTTCATGAGCAATCGCGTACTCTCTCCTTTCCATTTGCAATTGCTCAAACCTTTCTTCAAGTTCTCTATTACCACATTTTTTTATGTAGTTATCATAGAATTTCGGAGGACGTACCACAAATCCATCTTTTAC